CCTATGTCAAGTTTTTTTTTTAAATTATTTTTTAATCTTCAATCATAATAGACATCATGACAACAAAAAGAGTTGTCAATATTACGGTTCCTGAAAATATTGCCATGAACATTTGAAAGATATTAATTACATTCATAATACACCTGCGTATGCTGTGGTAGATAATCCATACAATGTCACAAAGACTATAGACCAAGAAAATATTCTTGGAATATATTTAATTGATGGTGGTTGTTTGTATACCTGAATTACATCAGCATACGATTCTACTTGTTTCATAGTAGTCCTAGTGATCCTGCAGTGATGCCCACTGTTAAAAAGAATATGAATTCAAAGATAGGCAGATATCCTGCGTTCTTTAATAAGAATTGAGTCATTTGTGCTTGTGCTCCTCAGCTATTAATTTATGCGTAGACGTATTGTAAAATTGTATTATGTAAAACGATATATGCTGCTAAACCTGAGATAAAAAGTGTTTGGTACATTTAATTAAGTAATTATTACTATAAGTATATATGCTTAATTAAGTTTTGTAAAGTACTTTACTAAAAGTATTAGTACACCAATCATTGCTAAACGTCCATTAACAATTTCAGCATATTTCCAATAAGAATGAGACCAATCCATCATATACCTTGATATACTGGTGACATTACACCACCACCTTCATCATCATCGTCATCATCATTTGATGTTTTTAGGAATAATTCAATCGCAACGAGAACACCCATTGGATAAAACACCCATGCGATTGCTTTCCATGCTGGAAAAGAATCTACTGCTAATTGAAGATCTATCATACTAGATCCAATTTGATGCGAAACAATTTCCCACCACCAAGTAAAGGGTGATGAAATATAAAATTGGTTTCACACTCTTTACTGCTTTGCTCATTAGACTAACCCAAAGAACATGTGACCTGTTGAGAAGTAAGAGATAGATGCTGCGACTAAACCGAGCATTGCTAACTGTCCGTTGATTCTCTCTGCTACAACCTTCTGTCTTTCTGGTTGTCTGCGTGTTTCTGTTGTTGCCTTTGTCATTATACGAAACCTGGAACTAGTTGACCTGTGTATGTGTATGTTACACATAAGATGATGAATGCCATCATTGCTGCACGTCCTTGTGCTTTTACGAAAATGTCGTTATTGTTCATTAAAAAATACCTGGAATAATGTTTCCTGTTGTTGCGTAAGCACCGACTGCTGCTACGAAACCTAGCATTGCTGCCCAACCATTAAATCTTTCTGCTTCTGGTGTCATGAGTTTGTACCTGTTTGTAATTGTGAATTGTGAAATAATTTTCATTTTAGAAAAAACCTGGAATAATCCATCCAGTAAATCCGTAGTTAACCACGGCTGCGAATAAACCCATCATCGCAAGGCGACCATTGATTTGTTCTGCGTTCTTCCAGTAGTTCATTAGAATACACCTGGAATAATTTGACCTGTAGTTGCGTAAGCACCAATAAGTGCGACAAAACCGATCATAGCCCAACGACCATTAACCTTCTCTGCGTTTTGAGGATACCCATCATATGAGATAGACTCATCAATGTATGGACGAGTATCTGTTGGATACATGTTTTGTCTTCCGCCTGATTCTGTTGTAACAGTCATTGAAGTTTTATTAATTTATGTAACAATATTATATATAAAATATTAAATTTTGTCAAATTTCTTAACATTCGGAAACCCGAACAAAATTAAAGGGGTCTTATGACCCCTATTAGATTAACTTATGTATCTTTTTCTTGTTTCGTTGGTTCGGTTATTCTACCTGCGTACGGATTATATTCCATTAATTTATCAATACTCATCTCATATCCTTGTTGTTGCCAGAAATTCATTAAAGCATTATAACTTCCTTTATGAAAAACATCAATATGTTCTGGATGTATTGCTGATCCCATATCAAGGCGATATAGAAATAAAGGAATTGAGTAGGTTTTACCAGATCCTAAGATCGTATCCTCAGAAACTGCTCTTGGTTTAACACCATTATCAAGTTTATACTTATCTTTCCGTATATGATTTTTCAAAACTTTCGCAGCATGATGTCTTGTAATTAAATATGCTGCTGCTGAAAAATCATTTATAAAGTGATTATGTAGGCATACATGTATATCTCCTGTACATATAATCGCTAACTGTACACAATCCCAATCAATCGGTAGTCTTTTAAAAAAGTCTTTCCACTTAAAATTCCAATACTTTACTGTATCAAATACTATATCATCCTCAAAGATCAAAGCATATGGATCATCAGTATTTTCATAAAAATGTTTAATCGCTTTAAGATGAGACATACAACATCCTATCTCATTGAGCGACATATCATCTGGAGCAATACCACTTAGATACTGACATACATCATCATCTCTACCATCAAAACCAGAGATGCGAGTGTGATTATTAATTTCCCAATATTTAAATTGAGCTTCCATATACACACGACGATGTGTATCACTATCTAAATTCAACCAATAACTATTTGGAAGTCCTTCTAATTTATAACTTGATTTGTTTTTATCCATTATGAAAAATACTTAATAAGTTTCTCCCTATCACCTTTAATATAACTAATAGATTCTTTTAAATCATCTGGTAAACTATTCCAAAGATTTCCCATCTCTTCACCCGCAGAACTTTTATTGTAATTTGTTCCTTTTGCATGTTCAATTTGATGAGCATAATCTCTAATTACTGGTCTACCTCTAATGAAAGATATACCATTCATAACAAGATCCCATCCCCAACCCATTTTCATTTTTTCATGAGTCATAATCTCATCTAACTTTCTTTCATAATATTCATCGATGATATCCCGATGAACAAACCACACAGTTTCATCAGTACATGCCACCATTTTAATATTATCATCCTCAGATTCAATACCATTGATATCAGTTTGATCTGGAGTATACCAGACGTTTGTTACGTCAGGTGCGTAAACACCCCATTCATATAGATTATAATACTTTCGAGCATCCTTTACCAACTGGTCATAATTATCAAATACAGTATCACCTTGACAGTGCATTAATACTTTTTTGTTATCCTTAAACAGTTCAAGTGCCTTTCTAAATTGTGCAGTAAAGTATGCTTCATCTCCTAAATCAATCCAACCCTCTCTAGTATTCTCCTCATCACTATTGATAACTGTGACATCATCAAATATTTTTTTCAAACTATCCTCAATCGCACAAGTCTTTTCAAATTGATTTCTCCAATTAAAAATAAATGGTTGTATATCTTTTGTACGAATTTGTGGAAATCTTTCTAAGTATTCTTGACTTCCAAAATCAGCATGATCTCCATGATCATTACTACTATCTAAATCTTGATATAAAGTTTCTAGAAAAGGATTTAGTATTCTAGCAAAATTAGATATATTAGATGACTTAGCAATTAAAGTTTTACATATTGATAATGTATAGGCATCAGTAATTACCTCATCACCAGCTAAAATTCTTTCTGGAGTATTTGGTTGAGCATTAATTGAATAATGTAAACCAGCAGTGCTTAGAGTTCGTTGATGATCATAATGAAATATTTTAACATCTTTAAAATGATCTTTAAATTTATCGATTACATCTAATTGATCTGTTGCTATAAAAATACTATCATAATCACCAGTTTTAAATTCATTATCAGTTGCTTGAATATAATCTTCTACAGACACACGATGGGTATGTCCAACTCCATCAGTTCCTCTATAGTGAACTGCCAAACTATTTTGATATTTTTCTTTTGGAATACTATCTAATTTATCCTGTATTCTTTTATTAAAAGGGAAATATTTACGATACTTATTTAAATCAAAATCTCTGAATGATCCCCACGGGTAATCACAATCCCACCCATCTTGAGCATTAAATGATTTTGGTGCATCCTGTACCTTAGATTTATCGAACCAGTTTACAGGATTACCATAAAGCATAAACATTGATGGTGAAACAGATACTGTTTCTAAATCAATTCCTTGTTTTTCTAAAGTTCTAAAACTGGTTAATATGGTCAAATAATTAGAAAGAAAACCACGATGTTGTCCTTCTATTAACGAAATTTCACTCATTTCAATCTCCTCTTATAATACGATGACTATCTGAATCAAAATGCTGAGTCGAAAACTCAAACATATCTGTATCTTCCATAGCAAACATTTGATGTCTTAATCCTCTATAAACATGAAACTTATCTCCTCTTTCCAAAACAACTTCATTTGCTTCATCCAAATTATCATTATCTGAATATTTTACCAAAAGTTTTCCCTCTTGTAAATAGAAGGTTTCATCTTTTAATTTATGGTAGTGCCATGAGCATTTTTTACCTTTTATAAAATGAAGTAGTTTGCCACAATATTCATCATTATTGACAATCCACTTTTCATAACCCCAACCTTTTGGTACTATTTTAATTTCTGAAGAAGTCATCAGAATTCACCCCCTTGTCATCAATAAAGTAATCTGCATGTGGTTTACCTAAGATTAAAGTATGATATTTACATCCCCAATTCTTTAATTGTTTCTCAGTAAGATCAAATAAAAGAGCAGATGCTTTTACACTTGCGTCAGGACTATCACAAAATCTACCCATTCCACGAGCAGTAAAATAAGTGATATGATGTCCTTCATCATACAATTTATTTATCTTGTCAATTCTACCCTTCCATGGCTCTGCGTCTTCATATGTTTTAGGATCTGGTGTGAGTGTACAAATAGTACCATCTATATCAACACAATATCTCATTAACGTCCTCCTTAGTTAATACATAAGTTCCGAAATTAGAAACTGCGATGGCAGCTGCTTTATTAGCGTAAGGTATTGCTTCTTCTATACTACCATATTTTAGATAAAAGTAAACCAGTGCTGAAAGAAAAGTATCACCAGCACCAACAGCATCAAAAACATCTACCTTTTCACCAGGATATAATTTACCCTGATATTCTGCTCCTTTACCACCTCTGGTGATAATTAAATTATTTGCTGTACTATTCAACTTACTAAATTCTAAATCATTAATTTTAACAAAACATGATTCTTTTGGTAATTTAGTTTTTTTACTATCAATAAAAACAGGACCATTGAACCATTTTACCAATTCAAATATTTTTTTATTTGATAAAAATCCTTTATCATAATCAGATATTACAAGTGCATCAAAATATTCATCTGGCAAATTATAATTCATCGGTTTCAAATCTGGTTCATTATCTACTCTCAACATTTGTTGATTATATTTTTCATCAATATATCTGGTTTTAGTAATTTTTTCTTGGTTTGTGATCATATAAACTTCAATCCCAAACGATTTAATATTTTCTCTTACGTTCCATGCCATCCCTTTTTTAATTTCTTTTCTAGAATATTTTAAAATTGGAACTGGTGCCTCTGGATTTAATCTTTCACAAGATCCATAGACATATTCGTCAGTGCAACTATCACCTATTAATAATACTTTCAATTGTTTTTGTTGTGGCATAGTCATCTATTCTATCAAAAAATTTTAGTTCAGCAGCATAGTATGATCCTATAACTGACTTTCCTTTCCAATCTGATCCTACAATCATTATATCAGGTTTTACAGATTTTACCAAGTTTTCTAATTCAAGGTCATCAGAAAACAACCTAACTTCATCAACCGCCTTTAAATTTTCAAGAAAAAATTTTCTTTCATTCTGATTATATATTGGTCTTTCTTTACCTTTCTTTTCTTTAACTCTATCATCAGTATCGATACCAACGCAAAGATAATCTCCTAAACTTTTTGCATAATTTAAAAGTTCTAAATGTCCTCGATGAAGAAGATCAAATGTACCATTAACGAAGATAGTTTTCATAACACTCCTTAATACCTTGCTCTAATCCAATATATTCCACATCTATTAATTTAGAATCTGTTGAATATGGTGGATCAAATCCTTCATTCTCAACTATAATATCAACAGAATGATCATTAAGATTATTAACAACATCTGCGATATCGGTCAAATATTTTTTTTCTTCATACACACAATTAATATCTTTTATATTATTTTCTATGGCATATAAAGTATTTTTATAAATGTCTTTCACATACATAAAATCCATCTGTCTATTTTTAAATATTTTTATTGGTTTTTTATTAATATAATTTTTAATATTAATTGCTAAGAACCTATTAGGATCTTCAGAAGATCCAAAACAACCATACAACCTAACATTAATTCCATTAACTTCCTTATCAACACTTCGAGCAATACAATACTTTGAAAATCCATATGCAGACTCTGGTATTTGAGATGTATTGAATAAAGAAGCTCCACTATCAAAATTTACAAAACTATCCACTTCATTTACATATCTAAAAACATTCTCAAACATTCTTATATTTTTATAGAGAACTTCAAGTCCATCAGGTTTTCCATACCTTCCAGTTCCACTACACATTGCTGCATGAATTATAATATCAAAATTATCATTTTCAATAAATTTTTTTACAGCATCACTATCAAGCAAATCTAATTCTTTTGATGATGGATCTACTACTTCATACCCATCTTTACGAAAGAGAGGTATAATTTCTCTTCCAATAAATCCTTTACCGCCAGTGAATAAAATTTTAAGATTCTTTTTCATACTTCCATTTAGAATTACCTAATAATTTTTCTAATTCATCATCCTTAATTTCATAGAAATTTTCTTGTGCTGGAAACTGTAAATCACGAACTTCATTTACATAGTCAGTCAAAGCAGATTGTATTAATTGACCAGCTTCACAATACCTTTTTACAAACTTTGATTTAAACTCCCAGAATAATCCAATAAGATCATGCATGATAACTAATTGACCATCAACTTTATCACCAGCACCAATACCATATACAGGTATATCTAAACTCTCAGCAATCATAGCTGCTGATTCTCTAGGCATAGCTTCTAAAAGTAAAAATGAGCAACCAGCATCTTGTAATTTTAATGCTTGTTCTAAAATAATATTTGTTTGATCTGCAGTCTTTCCTTGAACTCTATATCCACCAAGTTTAGCACGAGTATGTGGAGTTAATCCAAGATGACTCATAACCATGATGCCAGAATCACATATTGATTTAATTCTTTCTACCATACATCCTTCTACTTTTACAGCATCCATTCCCGCTTGAATAAATTCTCCAGCATTTCGAATTGCTTCTTCATTTGATATTTGATATGACATATAAGGCATATCTCCAACAGTGAATGCTCTTTTTACACCACGGGATACAGCCTTTGCTGACCTTAACATATCATCCATAGTAACTGGTATAGTTGTCTTATAACCAAGAGTGGTCATTCCTAGTGAATCTCCAACCAGAACCCAATCCACACCAGCGTTATCTGCCATGAGTGCTTGTGGATAATCATAGGCAGTAACTCCAACTGTTTTTACAGTGTTCTTTTTTTGTTTCTGTAACTTTAAGATTGTTACCTTATCTTTATTATCTGCTGGCATATCAATCTAGTGTTTCAATAATCATATTATCATAAAATTCCTTTCTTGACAAGAAAGGATACATATCTTCTAATGGTTTTGCTGAAATGGTTCCGTCTTTATTTTTCTTGCCCATTAAAGTAGGAACTACCTCTTGCCATTTTTGACACATCACCTCAATTATTATTGGCATATCTAAAGAAAATACTGTAGTTAAAGAATGAGTAAGAGAATTGTAGTCTTCAATTTTAATATATTCTAGATCATAAGCATGAGCAATTTTTGATAGATCTGGAAACGACACTCCACTCTCATCATCAGTTCCAATTTCTCTACCTTCAAAAAATTTCTTTTGTGTGGTTCGAATGGAAAGATATCCATCATTATTCCACACAAATAATTTAATTGGTAAATTATGATGTTTAATAGTTTGAAGTTCTTGTATATTCATTTGTAATGATCCATCACCTGTCACTCCAATTACACAAGGAGATCCAGCAAAAGCAGCTCCAATACATGCTGGAATTGTAAATCCCATTTCTGCTTGAGCACTCGAAGTAATATAGCGATTCTTACCTTTAATATCTGTTGCTTGAGAACAAACATAATAAGCAGATCCAGCATCGGAAATAACTACACTATCATCAGGTTTACATGTATTGAGTTTACCCATAAAATCATATAGATCAATACCAGTATTATCAGATTTTTTTGGTGGAATAATAGGCCAAGACTCTCTCCATTTCAAACACTTTTGTTGCCACTCTGAAACGTCAACTCTCACTCTATTTTCATTTAAAAAATGTTTTAAATCATCATGAATAAATTTATCAATTTTAACTGTATTTTTAGAGTGCTCTTCCTTATCAATATCAACGACAATAACCTTTGCGTCTCTGGCAAAAGTAGTATAGTTATATCCAGTTGTAGGAACAGGAAGACGAGATCCTAATACAAGTAAAAGATCACAATTCTGCATCGCAAAATTACCTGCCCTAGTTCCTTTAACACCAACTCTTCCGACAAAATATTCATCATCAGATTCAATGAGATCTACAGCATTAAACGTGGTAACTACAGGTATTCTTACGTGTCTAACAAAATCTCTAAACTCACCTCTACTGACTCCAGCACAATTAATACCACCACCAGCAAGAATTAATGGTCTCTTTGCTTTTATAAGTTCATCTAATAATGAAAATGTTTCTATTTTTTTACCTTGTATATCCATAGGAACATCAATCCATACTGGACCTGGACGACCAGTTGTTGCTTGCTTTATTGCTTCTCGTACCACCTCCTCAACTTCATCAACACTTTCAATTAATTTGGCATACTTAGTGATAGGTTTTACAATATCAACTATTCTTGCTTCTTGAACTCCTAAGTTACGAACACCATTAGGAGATATCTGATTTAGATTTACATTTCCAGAAACAAATATTACAGGCACACTATCTTGCCAAGCATCTAAAACACCAGTAATTGTATTTGTACCTCCACATCCTGTAGTTGGAGAAACTAAAGATGGTTTACCAGTATACTTTGAATAAGCAACAGCAGCCATTGCCGATGCCTGTTCATGATGATTACATACAGGAGTTATTGAATGATGAGCAGCAACAGCATCATTAAGGAACATAGCTCCTCCACCAGTAATAGTAAAAACATGTTTTACTCCTACCTTATATACTTCATTAATAATATAATCTACAACTCTCATTTAATAAATTTATTAGTAATATCTCCAATATAATCAATCATTGGTTGAGTAATTGTAGGAGAACATCCTACAAAGAATACTAAGTCAAGAACCTTACAAGCATTTGGATAATTTTTATAATAATCTAAATGACTGTAGCCAGGATGCATCAGTATATTTCCAGCAAAATAATTTCTTGTTTGAATTTTATTGGACTCTAAATGTTTTGTCAAATCATTCTTTATCTTTTTACTATCACATATGATTGGAACTCCAAACCAACTAGTCTCTGCTTCGGGAAGTTCTCCTACACTACGAACACCAGGAATTTTTTCAAAATGTTCTTGAACTAATAGTTTATTTTTTCTACGTAATTGGTGTATATCATCTTGTTTTTCCATTTGAACAGAACCTATGGCACCTTGAAAATCCATTGGTTTTAAGTTATATCCCATCTGACTATAAACATACTTATGATCTATGATGCCATCGTATTTTTCAATCCACTTTGAAAATCTTTTACCACATACACCACAAGAAAGTAAATTCTGTTGGCCAACACAATAACAATCTCTTCCCCACCACGATAAACTTCTAGCGATTGAAATTAACTCATCATCATCAGACGATATCATTCCACCTTCACCAGTACATATATGATGAGCAGGATAAAAAGAACATGAAGATGCGATAGCACTATCTGTTAGATAACGTCCTCTCCATTTTGTACCTAAACTATCACAATTATCAGCAATCATAAGAATACGATTTCGATCACATATGTCCAGTACAACATCATAGTCGTATGGATTGCCGAGAACAGGAGATGAAAATAGTGCTCTAGTTTTTGTTGTTATTTTATCTTCAATCTCATTGACATCCCAGTTTAAATCCGAGAAATCAATATCAACAAAAACAGGTTTTAATCCGTTTTGAACAATGGGAGCAATTGTGGTTGGAAATCCTACACAAGAGACAATAATTTCATCACCATCATGCCATCCATAATATTTTTTTAATGCTGCGATCATTACCAAGTTGGCAGAACTACCAGAGTTTACCATCAAGGATGATTTCTTATTAAATTTTTTAGAAAATTTTCTTTCAAATTTATTGACTTCTTCACCAGAGGCAAGCCACTTACCTGTTAAAAAACAATTAAAGATTGCTTCAATTTCTTTATTATTCCAATAAGGTCCTGAGTAGTATACTGAAGATTTACCAGGTATAAATGGTTTTCCATTTGGCATATATGGGTAAAGTCCTTCTTCATTAGAAATAGACTCAAGAAAATCTTGTAATTGTTTCATCAGTTTTCCAAAATAGATTTAATATAATCGGTAACTTCTTCACTAATTATACCATATAACCATTGATATTGATCACCATGATTTTTGACAACATCCATAGTACTAACTCCAGCAGCATGAAGAACACTTGTCTTTAATGGATCACCAGTTACAGGATGATCGATATAAATCATATCATCCTTTACATAAAGTTTTTTCCAACTTTCACAATGATCATTCTCACCCCATTGATTAATAATACCATAAGTTACTCCACTACCTTCCTGATCAATAATTTCAGAAGTATACTTATCTTTAGCATGAAAAATATGATTCCATGTATCTTGTTCATTTCGAATCATTGGCCATGGTTGATAATTAAAAACTCTTCCATCACTTCTTTCAGCAACATACTTATTAAAGTCTCTCCATTCATACCAAAATTCTTTATCATTTGAGGCAACAAATCCAGCATTAATAAAATTTTCTATACTAATATGTCCTTGCCCATATGGTTCATAAAAAGGACTAACACATGGTTGTGCTGATCCAGCTTTCCCAAAGAAATTATTATTTCTAACTCCAATTAATTCTTTGTCAGATTCAATAACTTTATCCAAACTTCCTATACAAAATGAATCAGCATCCATATGTATAACCATATCATAATCTTCAACAAAAGGGAGACATGACATGACCATCATCCAATCTGGATATCTAACTGTTTCTTTTAACATCCAAGGATTTTGTTTTTTAATATCTTCGGTTTGTTTTGTATCTACAATATGAAAATCAATTTCTGGATGAAAATGATTTACTAATTTTTTTAAATTGTCTGGTCTGAGATAAACCGCATAGTCATCCGTACACCAAGTTGAAATAGCTATTTTTTTCATTTTCTAAATGGGTAATCAATTACAGTCCATCTTTGTCCACCAGTTGTCCAACAATTAGTCTGAGTAATATTATTCATACGAATATCATGATAGAACAAATCTGGTTTTATATTCATACAAACACTATCAACTAAGCAAAAGAAACTACTATTAACACAATGAATTTCTTTTGCGTTTTCAATTAATTTCATATATGAAAGCATGTTTGAGGTTTGACCTAGAGCGATTTCAATGATCTTAATATTTTTATCGTATGATTTTTTCCTCCAACTCCAAAGATCTATTGGATAATCTCCTTCGGCACTAGAGTTCTTATGTACTATGATATAATCTTTCTCACCGTCTGTCAACTTATTATAAACTTTATCAACATCTGGAATTTCTTTTGGAAGAGTAAATTTTAAATACCTTTCCTTAAATAGGATATTTGCTTGTTCATAAAATTGACGATCAAAATTAACAGCAAAGAATTCTGGTGGTGAATTTTCTCTTCTTAAATTTCTATAGTATACATTTTCAAATCCAATCCTAGTTATTCCCCAGTTTTTTTCTTGAGCGAAAGCAACCATTTCTTTTTCTAAAGTTGCCCAGTCATCATGAAAAGGATGTACAATAATATTATCAAAGTCTTTATATAAACATTCAATTATATCATAGTATCTTTTATGGCAAGGAAGATGTAATCTTTCACATAAATTTTCAGCATAAATGTGAACGATAGCATTACAAATAAAATGATCACCTAAAGATGTATGATGATGAAAAATTAAATCGGATACTTTATTCATTTTATTATAAGTGATGCTTGTTCGTGTGGTGTTCTTGTAATCCATTTATAACGTATTTCTGTTTTATTAGCAAATTCAACCCAAGCTTTCATCTCATGATCTAGATATATTTGTTTATTATAAACTTCATCAAAAGAAATAACCGTTCCAGAAACTATTCTATCCTCAATATTATCAAACACATACTTTGTTGAAGAATATAAATCAGCATCCATATGTAAATAAGCAATTGGTTCTGGATGCTCATCAAGAAATTTTTGTAAAGTGTCTTGAAACAATCCTACAATTAATTCTACATTTGAATTAACTTTTGGAAGAACACCATCTTGACTGTAAACACCTTTTGCCTGATGATCATCCCAATCTTCGGGAAGACCTTGAAATGTATCAAATCCATATACTTTGTTTGTAGTTTTTGAAGAAATAATATTAATAGTTCTTCCAGTAGCTACACCAAATTCTAACCATAATCCATTATTTTTTACATACTCAAAAGTATCATAAAAATACTCATTACTAATCCAATCAGAAGTAGTAAGATTATTCTTAATTATATCATTTTCAATTTCAACACATGTAGTCATTATTCAACTCCGTTATAAATTACCAAATTCATTAAATTGAAATACATTTTGTGTGCTACCACGATATAAATTCATCCAAAGACCACAGTTACCAGTGTGGTTAACAACATAAGCACATTGAGATACTCCTCTTAGAGCAGCATCAAACCACTGCATCCAATCCATTGTATCTTTTCCTTCGTTTTCCATCACAGTATTCATGGCATCTGTGCCTGTAGTTGATGGTGTTTCTTCAAAGGAAATAATTTTATCGCCTAATTCAGATTTAAAGTATTCAAGTACTTGAGTTTGATCTGTCTGTACTAAAACTTTTTTGGCAGAAGTTTGATCCAAAATTTGTTTTACAGCACTCATGTAAGATTCTGGTGGTGCTAAACGAACTTCAGTATACTTATCAGTTCCCCTATAAAGAACCGCAACTGTTTCACTTGGATCAATATCATATTTTTCACCCAAAAATTTTATTCTTTCTTGTACAATTTTACTTGGACTAAAGAATCTATTTACTACTTGATTATAATAATCAAAATCATATAATTCAAACTGTTTTCTATTCTCATCAGGAAGATTGACTTTTTTAAAAAGAGTTACTTCTTGACTTGGATTAAGTTCATAAAAATCTGGAAAGATATCTCTTTCTGGAGTTGGTTTAAATCTTTTGAAACCCATAGAATAATCAATTCTATCTGGTATTATTCCATGTTCTAATAAAATTAAACAAGATAAAAATGCCTGAGATTGATTTGAATAAAAACCACAGTTCCACATACAATATAAATCATTCATCTCTGGATGATTTAATTTACTACATCCACCTGTAGATGAGACATACTTACAATGTCTTAGTTTCATTTACGATCCTCAATTTGCTGTTTGATCCAATTATATGTTTTACGAATACCTTCTTCTAATGTCTGAGAATAATCCCATCCTAATTTTTCACGAATCAAATCATTGTTTGAATTACGTCCACGAACACCAAGAGGAGCATCTAGTTTATAAACTTTTCTAACAACTTTACCAGCAACTTTAGCAGCAATATCTACAAGTTGATTAATTGTGACCATCTCTTCAGATCCAATATTTACAGGACCTTTAAAATCAGAATCCATTAATCTACGAGTTGCCTCTACACATTCATCAACATAGAGGAAAGAACGAGTCTGTTGTCCATCTCCCCATACTTCTATAGATCCTCCTGAGTCAGGAACATATGCTACTTTTCTACAGATTGCTGCTGGTGATTTTTCTCTTCCTCCTTCCCATGTTCCTTCTGCTCCGAAGATGTTATGGTATCGAGCAATGCGTACAGGAATATTATAATTACGGTTATAAGAAAGATAAAGACGCTCGGAGAAGAGTTTCTCCCATCCATATTCGGAGTCGGGGTCTGCGGGATATGCTGAGTCTTCACTACAATCAGGGTTATTAGGGTCTAGTTGATTATGTTCTGGGTACATACACGCAGAACTTGAATAAAATATTTTTGGTTGTTTTTTAGGATGATGTTCTGGTTCGTAATGATCTAGTTGTTCATTTAAAAGACGAGTCTCTTCAAGAACATTTAAATTAATACTCACAGAATTATACATGATTTCAGCATCATGATCACCTGTAAATACAAAACCAGCACCTCCCATATCAGCAGCAAACTGATATATTTCATCAAAGCAATCTACCATTTTATATGGTATCTCATGATAGAAGTTACCTTGATAACCTTTAAATTTAATTACACGATGAACGAAACTTCTATCTGTTAAATCACCATGAACAAATTCATTTGCTTCTGTTTCTGAATACTCTGGAGATTTAAGGTCTACACCTCGAACCCAATAACCTTCGGAACGAAGTTTCTTTACCATATGACTACCAATAAAACCACCAGCACCCAATACTAGTGCCGTCTTTTTATATTCACTCATTATAAAATAAATTTCTATACTTATATAGTATACAATAAAAAATGTTTTTGTGCAACTTTAGTCATACTTTGTACATTCTTCAAAAAAATATCCTCTCATATCCTTGAGAGAGAGAATAGGATCTCCATCAAGTGGCCATTTAATATCTACAGAATTCCACATCAAAGTTTCTTGATCTTGCGGATAATAATAATCAGTACATTTATATTGAAACTCAGCAGTATCACTCAGTGTGTAAAACCCATGTGCCATACCTGGTGGAACCCATAGTATTTGTTCTGGTTTATCTAATACAACTGTAAAATGTTGTTTATATGACGGTGAGTGAACTCTTAAATCGACAATCACATCAAATATTAATCCTTGTGTACATCTTACTAATTTTCCTTGTGGATGTTTTACTTGATAATGAAGACCTCTTAAAACACCTTGTTTAGATTTAGAATGATTATCTTGAACGAATTCATAAAATCCTATTTCTTTTGTAAATTTCTGTTCATTAAAAGATTCAATAAAAAATCCTCTTTCATCTTCAAACTTATCAAGTGTGATCAAACATGATCCAACTATGTTATTCTTAGTTATTTTCATACCATGAAATTGTTTTTTTTAATCCTGTTTCAAGACAAAATTGTGGATTAAATCCTACAGTGTTTTTTACTTTAGTATTATCTATCGCATATCGTAAATCATGTCCTGGTCGATCATCGATATATTTAATAAGTTTTTCATCAGCATTCATTAGTTCTATAATTGTTTTAACTAAATCAATATTTCTTAACTCACATTCACCGCCAATATTATATTTTTGTCCTATACCACCACCATAGTAAATGTCTAAAATTGTTCTACAATGATCATCAACGAAAATCCAATCTCTAATATTTTCCCCTCTTCCATAAATTGGTATCTCTTTATTTTGTAATATATTTAAAATTACTTTAGGTATTAATTTTTCTTTGTTTTGTCTAGGTCCATAATTATTTGAGCAATTTGTAATTACAGTTGGTAAACCATAAGTATTATGATAGGTTGTTACAAAATGATCACTTGATGCTTTTGATGCAGAATAAGGATTTTGAGGATTATATGGAGTTGTTTCAGTAAAAGGAGAATCTTCATAATTTAATGATCCATAAACTTCATCAGTGGATATGTGATGAAATTTTTCAACATCATACTTTACTGATAAGTTAAGTAAGTTGATAGTTCCATTTATATTAGTGTCAATAAATTGTGAGCAATCATTAATTGATTTATCTACATGACTTTCAGCAGCAAAATGAAAAATAGTTTTCGGTTTATGTTTTTTAAAAATATATTCACAATTATGTTTATCTGATATACTTGTGTGATAAAATTTAATTGGAAGATCTTTTATCTGTTCATAATCTGAAGCATAACTTAAACTATCGATGCAGATGATTTTTTCAGAAAACCAATAAATTGCTTTATGTAAAAAATTACTACCGATAAAACCTGCTCCACCAGTTACTAATATTGTCATAATTAATCAGGAAAATATTTTTTTAATAGTTTTGGGGAATATTGACCTAAAACTTCTTTATCTATTAATTCTTTTCTTTTTTCTTTTTCTAAAGTATATACTCTATTTCTTAACTCTGTGGATGAATATTGATGCCTTCTTAAATGAAAAAATAATTCAATACCATTATCAATACAATATTGTTTTCCTGTGAAATCCTTATCTTTATATTCTTCACTTAAAAATCTAATATGAATTGTTTGAGTTTGAATTAAATTTAATAAGTCTGCTTCAGTTTCATATACAAGAATTTCATCTACATATTTACACCCCTGAAGTTGAACATATCTTTCATATATTGACTGTACTGGTTTATTTTTAATTCCAGGTCTATCAATGGTCGGGTCTACTTGAAGAGCTATCTTCAAATAATCACACATTTCTTTTTCCATTTTCATCATGGTTACATGACCAGCATGAAATAAATCACAGGAACTACAATTAAAACCAATTTTCATTTTTTATATAATCAATCGTCTTTTATATAGCAAGGAACTCCAGATGGATCTAACCATTTCGTATATTCGAAATCTTCAATGGCAGTTTTAAACTGCATAAAATTATCACAAAGATACATGTCTTTATATCCATTATAATTATCCCATTTCTGAATACGATAATCAGGTTTACCATTCTTTAATGGTTTAGGCATTCTAATATACCTGTATGGATCATGTTGTACTAATACTTCAATCATTGGTTTAAATCCTCTATAATACATTCTATCACAGCATTATAGTCTGCGTCAGGATCCTCCCCCTCTAATTTAATATATTGTAAATTTTCGTAATATCTTTTTACTTTCTTGTATAGTTTTGGATATTTAATATCCAAATATATTTCTTTATTTGCTGCAGCACGAAGAGTGCTTATATCTTTTCTAAATTTAGTGGTCAGAGTCATCGCTCTATAACGGTTTATAAAAACATTATATATCTTTTAGAGTTATAAGTCAAGTCGGTAATACGAACTATTCTTCTTCATTATCATCATTATATTTTTCTGGTGTGAATATTAATAACTCATCACCCGTTTTTACACCCTCCATCTCTGGATGTGGTGCTGGTATTTTATATGCTTTCATCGCGTCGTGATATGATTTGACAGGTTTTTTATCCATATCAGATAAAGTAGATGACATCATTCTCCACATAAAAGCAAATGTAGAGGCAAATAACATTATAAAAAATGTAAGGTATACAAAAATTAAAATATTATTCATTTAAAAAAGTTTTCCTTTATGAAATATTTTTTGAATTGGAACTTGCTTAATTTTATCTATGATATCAGTTTCAATTCTATCTAATATATTAACATCAAGATGCATGAATGGTGGGATAATACCAAGCATTCTAAGTAATCCATCAACAAACAATGCGAGTGTGGTGAATCCCAATATCATACTAATCACGGTGGCATCACGATTATGCTTTGCCATAGAAATCTCATCAATCCTTCTTGCTTCATCTATTGCCTCTTGTTTTGCAGCAGCAATCAGAATATCAACCTGTTCTTTTGTGTAGGCAATGTCTGTAATTTTTTTATTTGTTTGATCAGAGGTTACTGTTGTGACAGGAAAATCTCTTATTAGATTAATCATGATTGGTTGCTTTTCTAATATGTATTATATCACATCATTTCATAATTTCTACTAAAGGGTTTCTCACCCTTCATTTTTTGTTGTTTTTCTTGCATTTCTTGAATTTTTTGCAGAGTTTCTTGTGTTTTTTTAATGTCGTCTATCTTTTTTTGAACTTCATTGAGTTCTTTTTTGATATCCATTCTTCGTTAAAAATTCTCCCTTATGACCTCCTCACAAAGATAAATGCGGTGAGTTCTGGTCCAAGTACAAATTATTTAGCGAATTTCAAAGTCTAACTTACGAATTTTTCTCTTGCTTCGTTGTTTTTGCCATTCTATTTGTTCAGTCGAAAGACCATCATTTTCATTCATAGAGTATGCATTTAGCATAATCACTTGACTTAAATCAACAGCAGATATGACATCTTTTTTGATTGATGTCATATTTGCACATCCACAAGTCACTGTCTTTCCTGCACAAGATTTTATCTCCTTATTACATGAACGACATCTTACTCTTATTGTTTCCATATTTTATATTCTATTCTTAACGTTTTCCATCTGGTAATTCAACTTCTCTACACACTATATAACTCCCAATTACTTTACATGAGAATGCTTTTTGTCTTCCTATTCTTGCTAATAAGAAACTAATTGAGATAAGTTGAATTACTATTACAACAGGTAGTCCAACTTTAACAAGTGTTTTTAATTTACGATTCATAATGCTGTTGTATCGTAACTATATATTACTTACCAATCATCCTCATCTTCAACAAATGCATTTGGGTTTTTCATATTATATTGATGACAATATCCATGAACATC